TACCATTCATAATATATTTACGAACCTTGCGACGCTTCACACGCTTCTGCCGGACCTCCGTCGCACCCGTAGCAGCCAGCATTCTCTCTAAATTCTCATCTTCCTCGAAGTCACGTTCCGTGTAACGCTCCTCGGATCCATCCAGCGTCTGGAAAATCCTGACAGTCTCGGACTTCTCCTCAACACGGTAATATTCCGCCACATACACAACATCCGGCGTCTGCCAGTCAAACTCCGTCATCTCGATAGATGTCGGCATACTCGCAGGATCTATTCCGTATTCTTCCTCGTAAGCCTCATACGACATCGCCGTAAGAACATAACAAAATCTAGCATCCGACTTGTCTTGCCGCTTTGCATTGAGGTCGAAAAAAACAAATTTGTCAGCGTCGTAAATTGGCTCAATTCGAATACGCTGCCGCTCATCTTCATCATCCTCCTCGTCCTCATACTCCGTTCTGAGTCGCCATGCTCCAAATCCACCCCCTACAGCCTCCTCAAACGCATTGTCATAAGCCTCGTCCGCACAACTATCCTGCTCGTCCGCACGGTACAAACCATCACAAGTGTCCGCCAGACCCTCGTCACTCGCACCATCCTTGGGCAAAAAATCAACCGTAATCCGGTTATTACGATACTCATTAATAATCCGCATCACACCCAGATGAACCTTGTTCACCTCCAGACGCGGCCTATTCTCAAATTGTGACTTAAAATCACCCTCCCATTGCGAACCCGCAATAGAATAAAAACGACGATCAGCCAGACACTGTATCCGCTCGTCCTTCACAGAAACCTGTATATTGTTAAAACTCTTCAACGCCTCACGGTGAACCTGAACCAGACGTTCCGCTTTACTCATTCTAGCCATCTATCACCTCGCCATCGGCATTCTAACAGGTATTATCTTAGCAAAACCACGCTTAGGCCGGTCCTTCGCACGTCTCGCACCCTCACAAGCATACCTTAACGCATCAATAACATGGTTTTCCTTATCTACAAGCAAAGGCAAAACATTGCCCGTCAAAGGATCCTCCTTGTAACTATACAAGGTCAGCTCATCTATCGTCTTCTTGCAACGCGGATGAACCACAATGTCAAACGACTTCAACCACTCAATACCATCCTCAACCGACTTCGGACCCTTCACCGCCGCCCGTATCTTGGGAAAGCCATGCTTGCGCATATAACTAATCGTCTCAGGCCGCGCATTATCAGCCGTCAAAGGCCACTTCTCAGCCTCCGGTATCGACATAAACAATTCAGGCGTGTCAACAATCTCACAACCAACCCGATACGCCTCATAATCAATATACAGCTTGCGCCCAACAATATGACACCGCACCAGCACAGTCGGATCCGTCGCAAAACCCCAGTCAGCACCAAACCTGTGAACAGCATCAGCAGGCGCCTCAAACTCCTCTATCGACCAGTTCTTAAATACCCGCGTCTCAGAGTTCTTAACATAATCACCTAACCAGATATGAGCGTACTTGTCAGGATCACGCTTCTTGTCATACTCCATCTCCTCCTGCAAAACATCAGGAAACCAGGGATTATTAACAAAATTAACCTCCTCGACAATCGCATCAGGAGGCGGATTATCACCACGCAGCAAAATCTCTATCGGATCCGTCGGCATGCTAGGGTTCCACGTAAACAACAATTCAGAACCAGGCTTACGTATCGTCGGTCGCAACAAATCCAGACTACGCTGAGAACAACTCTGAGCCTCCTCAAACCAGGCAATGTCAAAACCCTCAAGCGACTTGATCGACTCCGCAGTATGAGACGCCAAACCCTCAAAAATAATCAAACTACCATTCTGATTATGCTTGATACGATCATGCTGGACCGTAAACAAAGTCCCAACACCCATATTCTCAATCTTATCCTCAATCAGCTTCTTCACCGACTGCTTCAAAGACCTCTGAACCTCACGCAGACAAACAACATCCGTGCGGCCCATAACACACCGCTCAACTATATACTCCGCAAACGCATGGGACTTGCCAGAACCACGGCCACCATAAGCACCCTTGTATCTCGCATTCTCCAGAAGTGGAATAAACCAACGAGGCGTATTAATATTCAACTCAGCCATTGCTTAGTGCCGGTCTAACAACAAAGATAACCAAACTACGCATATAGTGCCCAGTATCAAACTCAATCAATAACCTTACGATTAATCTTCGTAACCTCAATGTGATGCTCATTCACAGACTTGTCCGAATAATTATCACGGAAACGATTCTTCATCTGAAAAATAAATGCCGTCGCATTGAAACCGGGTATCTTACCCGTCGCACCATTCATCCCAATGTCTTCCCAGTAAGCCTGCGCCGCAGACTGAGCCTCCTTCAGCGCCTTGGCAAACTCAGGCTTCTTCTCCTGATAACGCTTCAAACTCGTATAACCAATGCCAAGGTCACGAGCAATCTGAGACATGGACTTGCCCTCACGGCCAAGCTCAACAACCCGCTCGCAAAACTCAGGATTCCACTTAGAAGTACTTGATGCCATAAATCTCACCTAACTTACACCCCGCATTATGTCAATTAAGCAGAACTTAAAACCTCAAAATTGAAAAAAATTCTGGGGGGGAATACAAAAATAATTGTCCGCCGCCGCCCGAAGGGGGTCATACCCCTCGACCGTACGGAACGTTCCGTACTCGCAGCGGTTGACGTTACGTCACCCGGAACGGATCGTTCACGTCCCCGAAACCTGGTGTACTTGCCGTACACGTTACTTGACGTTGACGTAAAGGGCAGGTCAGCATGTCACGGCGTGACGTGGCGCGGCCAGCCCGTCACCAAGGTTTACGTTACGGCATGACGTAAGGTAAGAATCGGCTAGATCGCCCGTGGTTATTGGGGTTTCGGCTTTAAGACCCGCCACCCTTCCACCCCTAAACCTGTTGTGTGACATACGGGTGCGACAATATGTCAATCAATTGACACTTGATATTGTATGACGGTTGTCATATGTTTGAAGGGTAGAGAGTGAAAAGGAGTAACAAACATGAACAAGAAAATACGAGACCAACTGAGAAAAGAGAGCAACAACCGGGCCAACCCGAACAAGAACAAGTGCGCTTTAGCTGTGGCGCGTACGCTAGGCGTAGACAACGAGGTCAGATACCTGCACACAATGACAGACTTAAAGCGCGCTATTTCTAAGCAATATTCTCTACGCTCAGTTAAAAGCATGGTAAAATCTGACACAGTCGGCGGCGCTCGCAAGAACCTCGACGGTCGCGCCTTTGCTTACGTCGTCATGGTTGACGAGCATGTGTTACTACTGAGCCGTATAGGTAGAACAGTTGTTGATACGTCACCTCGCAGAAGAGACCGCCGCAAGATCAAAGGCATATGGGGCGTTTACGACAAAGCATAACAACTAAGGAGTAACAAACGATGACTAAATATGATTACATCAAACTGACTTGGGAACGCGGCGACGAGTTCGAGTATAGCCGACTTTACAGGGTAAAGCAGATCATCATCGGGTGGCGTCAAGGCTTTAACCTTATTACCGAAATCTAAGGAGCAACAAAACAATGACTTACACAGTAAAAGTAACCCGCCCTAACGAAACAATAATATATCAGCGCGTCACGCCTGAAGAGCTGGCATATATAATCCAGCGAGACGCAATGCACGTCATAGCCTACGCTTTGAACGATGCGCGCTAAGAGCTTCCGGATAGCACGGCTAACGCTTGGGCTGACTTGTAACGAGTTGGCCCATTTGTTTGGCGTGAGCGTCAACACTATTCACCAATTAGAGAACGGTAACGCCAGGGCGCCGCAACCAACGCTACGGCTATTGCTTGCATATCTTGACGGATACCGCCCTAAAGACTGGCCGGATGACCTGAAATAATTTATGTCATTTATGGCTATTTACGTCATCGCTCAGAATGCCATAAATCCGGCCAGCTATGATCTCTCTAATGTACTGTATTTATTATATATTATAATATTATATATATATATATATATATTTATGACATTCTTTCCCACCCCCCCCATGCCTACCCATACCTAACCCCCCCATATATAGGGGGGGTAAAATAAATGCCATAAATGCCAAAATCCCAATGGTGACGGGCGATATAAATGACATTGACTGCAATGCCATAAATAATGCCATAAATATAAAATATGACGCTTGACATATACCCTTGCGTTAATTAAGTTGGACTTATACCAAAGAGAAAGGGACTAAACATGACTGATTTACAAAACCACGTTGACCACATCGCAGACAATCTGCGCACTTTAGAATTTGCAGATTGCGAGTGGGAAAATGGCGAGCCATGCGCCGGGGAATATTCTAGAGATGTTTTAGACGTAGAATATTATATCGGCTCTGACGGTTCATATATAGGCGTTCGCTTATTGGTTGCATTCGGCGGACCGAATATCTGGATCGACACCAAGTTTAAGGAAGTTCAAGGTTTTTGGTGGGATGACAAAGCAACAGCCAATCTAGTTGATAATCTAGGGCTTGATGATTTCTGGTCTGAAATGTGGGAATGCCGATAAAACCATAACAAACCAAACTTTGCCCCGTCGCCTATCAGGTGCGGGGTTTTTGGGTGCCAAGGATAGAAAGGAACTAAACATGACTATAGACATAGGAGATTACTGCGTTCAATGCTTCCACTCTGTGGCGCCTGAAAGCGGCCGTTACGTTAACAGAATACCCGCCGACCGCTGCGATGGTGTAAATCACCTTCATTTGGACGGTTGGCTATGTGAAGATTGTCTATCACTAGCAGAAGTTACAATGGGCGGGATCAGACGCGATCATGACTAAACCAAGAAAGAAAGGAAATAAACAATGACTATCAGTTATGATCTGGGAGATATAAAAGATTACGAAACGCTTTGTTACGACGAGCGAGACGACGAGTATTACAAGCTGCACCCTAACACTAAGCAGCTTATATGGACATGTGAGCAAGTAGACATGCCTGTCATATCTGAAAAAAATTGTTATGAGTTCTTCTTGCGTTGCCAGATGGTAGCTGCGGCTCGGCTTTATACAAATGACAAGTCTTATATGGATAGAATTTCGCTTAAGAACATTCGCGCTCACATTGGCCTTAAGACAAATGTCCCAAGGAAGCCTATCACTTACACGCTTAAGCGTTGTCGAGAGGCAATGAAAGTCGAAGAAAAAGTCACAAAAATAATAACGGGCGGGATCAGATGCGATCATGACTAAACCAATTATAGACGGCTTGACAGCCAAGAAACTTAGGCTGTCGCTTGGCCTGACGCTTGATCAAATGGGTGAGATGCTTGGCTATTCGCCAAGCCCCCATAGAAAAGCGGCAGTACACCGTTTGGAGACTGGCGAGCGTGAAATATCACCGATCAAGGCGCGGTTACTAACCGCCTATCGTTCCGGTTATAGGCCGGAAGACTGGCCGCAAGAAGTAAATAAACCTAAGCGCAAGCGTGGCAGTTACTTGCACAATGCCTAATTGTTAGGGACGGCAAACCAGACCAGGTTAGGCCGTCCCTTTTTGTTTTCGTTTCGATTCTTCGAGGCAATGCCATAATCATCAACCAGAACATCCATGACGTCCTTGCGGCGCTTCGGATCAAGGTTCGCAAAGGCTTTCACTTTACGGGCAATTTCGCGTTGCGACATGCCAGCAAGTCCGGCTTGTTCAATATGCGAATAGACGGCCTTTGATATGCGCTCAAACTCGCCGTCGGCCATGATACGCGACAGCGCGTCAACCGTACGCTCAGCGTAAAAAGTCACATAGTCACGCGCCCATTTTAAAGATCCCGTGCTAATTTCATCTTCCTCTTTTGACCGTGCAATGATTAAGGCAACGCGCATTATAATTTCACGGGTCCGGCCAAACATGCTTTCGAGCCCGACCTTGTCGTTTTCATTCATCCGCTCAATCATGTAACTTTCAATGTCTTGTAAGATTTTGTGGCAATCTTTTGAAAATGGAATAACCATAGCATTAGGCGGGTTGTCGTAGCTGTCATGGTCGATATCCCCGACAAAAGAGCTTGCACATTCGTTAAGCCAATTAATCAAACGCTCGCCCGGCTCAATATCTCGGTCAATAATGCGCGACATCTGACGGCCTCTGTGGCTTTCAACGATTAAAAATCGGCCAAGAAATCCATCTGAAACGTAGTGGCTGGATAGATTGTCATATAATGTGGACGGTGTTGTCATGCCCAAAAGCGTCAATGACGGGTGCTTAACTATTCGATCAAGATCGGCGGCTTGTGACTTGGTCAGGCCCGTTTTGGCGTATCCTATCTGTCTAAGTGTTGCAGATTGCCTTCCGAAAACTTCCATTAATGTTGTGTGACTGTCGGCCTTGTGCTGGTTTCCGGCGGCTTGGCTGGATGCTAGAACCCGACCTAATTCATCGATGATTGCAATATGGTTCGGTTGATTGACTAATGACGAAAAGACGCCAGCACTTGACGTATAGCCGCCTGGTCCTATCAATTTATCCAGCCCGGCATGTTCAAGGCACCGCTCGATCACTGTTTTTGCATGTTCTTTTCCAGCTGCCGACTTGGCAACATTTATAAAATACAATGCGCTGTAGTTTTGCTGACACGACCGCCAGCGGCGACCCATAGCGACGGCACCTAGGGCCAAAGCCGCCTGTACTGCAAATTGTGGTTGCTCTTTTGGTGCTGTGGTTGCGTAAAAAGTGACCACTTCATTTAAAATGCCGGGAACCGTCAACAAATGGTCTGGGATATCATCATCTGATTTTTTATTATTACCCATAATTGACTGCGCGACTTTGGCGCCGTGATCGATGGCTTCCTTGTCATAGTCAAACGCCGAATCTGATTCCATTTCCAGCAATTGCGCGGCTTCCCTGACGGCCCTTTGGACATCGCCCGCGTGTTCATACTGACAAAACAGCTCGAACGCATCAAAACTGTGCGCGCTGTCGAATGGATCGGACGCATGATGACTATATGCTGTGTTGTCCTCGAAAACAGAAACGCCTGATAGTCCGCTCGTGCTGCGGGGGCTTAGATATCTGTTTTTAGCTGTGCGCTTGTATCCGTAAGTTTGCAGCAGCATGTGGATATTGTGTTCCTGATTATATCTATCAATTACACTTGTTCCGGCTGGCCTTGGCTTGGCTGGCATTGTCGGTGACTTGTCTACATAATTTGGATCAATCGATTCCATTTGCGGCTTAAAGCGTTTCCAGTTTTCCCATAAGACCCGCAATTGTTGCGGCAGCTCTGGCAACCCTGTTTCCAATGATCGACCTGCCCATTCATAAGGCATTCCGGTGTCCGGGTGAATGCTGGGCGGTAACACGTCTTGCGTCGAACCTGCGCGCAATTCAAATATAACCCCGACATTCGGCCACGATAAACTGACACGGCTTTTAATTGTGTCGGGGCATTTGAATAATACTTTTGCGCGACCGGAACGCCCGACAATTTGCGGACCCGCTGCCAGAATTGCATCATAATCTATGCCAAGAGCTGCCCAGCATTGTTTGGTGCGCTCGACATCATCTATGTCTATTGCACACGTGCCGCTTGCGCTGTGGAGCAAGCCCATATTAAATGTCGGGTGCTGTTCATAGTGAATGACCGCCTGGTCTGAATCCACAAGCGCGCGCTCGACCTGTTGCCAGCCGTACGACTTGGGCGCCTTTGATCCCGCCGGGATGCTTACCAGACCCCATTGCATCTTGCTTGTGTAGAAATCTGCCCAATCACTTGTTGTCTTTTTCATAAAAATCTCCTTGGTGGGTTGACTTAATATAAGCATGGCTTACAAGTCAATGGGTAGAAAGAAAGAAAGGATAGATAAATGTCTAATGTCGCTACAATTGCGTCTGCATGGCTTGACGCTAAAAAAGCCGAAAACGCCGCCAAGGAGCGGCGCATCAATCTAGAAACTGAACTATGCGAAGCCTTCGACGTCAAGGACGAAGGCACAATTACGCACAGCATAGATGGTTTTAAGATCCAGTTAAATCAGAGGGTATCTCGCAAGGTTGATCCTAAAGCATGGGATTTAGTGCGTGATAAATGCCCGGAAGTAATCTGGCCGGTCAAGATGGTTCCGACCGTTGACCTGTCCATGATGCGCTGGTTGCAGAACAATGAGCCTGAGATCTGGGCTAATATTGCAAGAGCGTTCACAACATCCAAGCAGAAAGTAGGAGTGAAAGTAACCAATGATTGATCTCAATAGTTTATCGACACCGACGGGTCAGAGGCCCGTCATTTGCACCATTTTTGGTGAGGGCGGCATGGGCAAGACAACACTTGCAGCCATGTTCCCAAAGCCTGTGATCATCAGGACTGAGGACGGCACGGCTAGTCTTCAAGGCAATGAAAATGTGGCACTGTTTCCGCTGGCGCGGTCAAGCAATGACGTTTTCGGCGCCATTGAATCGCTGGCAGTCAACGATCATGACTTTAAGACTGTAGTGATTGATTCAATCACGCAGCTTGCAAGTATGGTCGAGCAGGAGATCGTCGAGGCCGATCCGAAGGCCAAGTCAATCAGTCAGGCTGGCGGTGGATATGGTGCTGGCTTTAATGCAGCGGCTGAAGTCCATCGGTCACTGCGAGACTGGGCCGGTAATCTGGCCTATGAGAAGAACATGAATGTTGTTTTCATCGGTCACGCCGATACTGAAACGATTGAGTTGCCAGACTATGACCCATATGCACGTTACACCGTGCGGATGCACAAGAAGGCAATTCCAAATTACACAGATAATGTCGACCTGGTCGGTTTGATTCGGCTCAAAACATTTGTGCGCGGTGATGGTGAGCGTAAACGTGCAATTAGCACGGGCGAGCGGGAGATTATTTGTTATCCGCAAGCCGCCTCGGTCACTAAAAACCGCTTCGGCATCACTGATGCTATTCCGTTCACTTTTGATGGCGGAAACCCTTTTGAACAATTTGTCAGCCAGTAGGAGATAAAAATGAGACTTGATGGATTTAATGCGAGCGACTTTGCGCCAACACAAAGCTATGAGCCTATCCCGGAAGGGACTTACAAGGCGGTCATTACTGAGTCGGAAGAAAAGCCGACAAAGGCAGGTACTGGCAGCTACATGCAGCTTACGGTCGAGATCATCGACGGTCAGCACAGCGGACGTAAACTGATTGACCGGCTCAATCTCAATAACCCCAACAAGGTAGCAGTGGATATCGCGCAGCGCACCTTGTCGTCTATCTGTCGCGCAACGGGCGTAATGACACCAACTGACAGCCAGGAGCTGCACGACAGGCCGATGATGGTCAAAGTGGTTATTCGTCCGGCGCAGGGCGACTACTCTGCCAGTAATGAGATTAAATCTTACATGGCTGGTGAAAGCATTCCTGCACAGTCTGCTACCAGCAAACCAAGCTGGGCGCGTTGATATGGACTTGTCGCATTATGCAAATGCTAAGACCGTAGATGCCATTTACGAGCATTATCTCAAGACACGCGATGACTGGAGGCGTCCCCATCTGGGGGCGTCTCAAATAGGCAAAGAATGTGAAAGGGCGTTATGGTAT